ATGGGTTACTTTAAAATGCCACAGGAAATGGTGGACGGGCTAAACAACTGCATAGATGACAACCTAGAAGACTATTCCGACTACTTAGTTGGGAAAGTTAAACAAGAACTAGCGTTTACGGATGAGGCTACAGGTATTGCTACAAAGGGTCTTAGCAACTTTATTGGGCAGTATCACTCCTATAGCGAGTTGCGTAACTCATTTGGCGCACGTAACGTAGACACTGAAAAGTATGACTATGGTGTGCAGGTAATCTCTGCTTGGTTTGTACGACAGTATGAAAATGAATACAATCCGTTGCATATTCATACGGGTGCTAAACTTTCTTGCGTAGGCTACCTTGCATTGCCAGATGGCATAGAGGATGAGTGGGAAGAAGATTACAAGGATCATCATCCTTCTCATGGTCACATTCAGTTTGCACATGGAACATCGTCAGGTTATAACAGCACTAATTTTCTGGTAAAACCACAGGTAGGAGACTTCTATATCTTCCCTTCTGAACTGTTCCACTGTGTATATCCATTCACTACTAAAGGTGAACGCAGGTCTTTCAGTATGAACTTGAATTTTCTTGAGATAGAAAAACAAAAAAAGACTTGACATACAATAGAATATTAGTATAACTATACGTACTAAGAGGTGAAAGCAGATTAATTACCTGCTTTTACACAATCCGCAAACATCCAATCTAATATAGATTACCTGATATACTTGGCCTGTTGAATGTAGCAGCGGCCACTGCTGCAAGATACACACCCTACGTTGTCAGCCCTGTGATTACGATGGAATGGTTTGCATCTGTATAATGCTATAATAGGAGATAACAATGGCATTTTCCACTGCAGCGGGTTATGGCAACCTGCCGAATGGTAACTTCTCCCCTATTATCTACTCCAAACAGGTGCAACTTGCATTCCGCAAGGCATCAGTAGTAGAAGCAATCACCAATAACGATTACTTTGGTGAGATTGCTAACATGGGCGACCAAGTTAACATTATCAAAGAGCCAGAGATTACGGTTAAGACCTATTCTCGTGGTGAGACTATCCAACCTCAAGACCTTGACGATGAGCAGTTTACTCTGCTTATTGATAAGGCCAACTACTTTGCATTCAAGGTAGATGATATTGAGGAGGCTCACTCGCATGTGAACTTCCAAGAACTCGCATCTAACCGTGCAGCTTACCGTCTGTCAGACCAGTTTGACCAAGACGTGCTAGGTTATATGTGTGGCTTTAAGCAGTCTGCAATTCATAGCGCACCTGACACAGCAAACACCACAGCTAACGGTGTGAAGGCTGTTTCAACTGCTGCGTCAAACGAATTGCTTGCCTCTATGCAGGTAGACGCTGCTGACTTTAACGGCGGTACTGGCGGCAACTCAATCGTTGTTAAGCCTCGTGCTGGTGGCGATAGCTTGAATACTACTACTGCTAACGCAACTCCACTCGCTGTTATTGCTCGTATGGCTCGTAAGATGGATCAACAGAATGTTGAGACTGCAGGACGCTGGCTTGTAATTGACCCTGTGTTTGCTGAACTACTGCGTGACGAAGACTCACGCCTCATGGATGCAGACTTTGGTGGTCAGACTTCAGGTCTGCAGAACGGTCTTGTTCTGAACAACGTACATGGCTTTAAGGTTTACGTTTCTAATAACCTTCCTGCTATTGGCGATGGTCCTACTGGCGCAACTGCAACTGGTTCAACACACTTTGGTGTGATTGTTTCTGGTCATAGCGGTTCAGTAGCTACTGCAGAGCAAATCAACAAGACTGAGACATACCGTGACCCTGACAGCTTTGCTGATATCGTTCGTGGTATGCATTTGTATGGACGCAAAATTCTACGCCCAGAGGCTCTCTCTCGTGCGTTTTATGTGTCTGGTATATAAGGGGGGAATAAATCATGGCAACAGTTGATCTTTCTATCGCCCAAACTGGCAACACGCCACGTGGTCGTAAACCTTACTATGTCCAGAACTCTGTCAATTTTGCGACAGCCGCATCTAGTAAAGGCACTGCACTTGCAGCCGCTGATATTATTAAGGCTATTACCGTTCCAGCTAACACACTAATCCTTCATGCAGGATTTGAGGTGACTACTGCTCACGCAGGTACGTCTACCGATACTGCATTTGACTTTGGTGTGACAGGTGGTGACGTTGATAACTTTGTTGACGGCTTTGACTTTGACGGTGCATCAGCAGGTGATTACTCACCACAAGCAGCAGCCTTTAATCCTGTAATTGTAGGTGGAACAGCAGATACAATTGATATCCTGCTCCAAGCAATGACAGGTACAACTACTGCAGGTGTAGTACGTTGTTACGCTGTTCTGATGGACATTGACGACATTGGTTCAATCGGTGCAGATGAAGTAGACCGTGACCAACTTGCATAACTAATACGGGGGGCGGCATAAGCTGCCCTCCCAACTCTTTAAGGATGGATGATGGCTGAAACATTTCTTACATTAACAAATAAAGTTCTAGCTAAACTTAATGAAGTTGAGTTAACTTCTGCTAACTTTACCGCATCACGTGGTATTCAAACGCAAGCTAAGAATGCAGTTAATGAAGCAATCAGATATATTAATCAACGTGAATTTAATTATCCATTTAATCATGCTACAAACACAGAAACTTTAGTACCGGGAAGTGTGCGGTACAGTATTCCTACTACAGCTAAAACAATAGACTATAATACTTTTAGAATTGTTAAAGATAGTGACAATGCTATTGCAGGTGGCAGATTACGAAAACTAGATTATAACGAATATGTAAATAATTTTATAGATCAAGAAGATGAGATTGTTACTACAACACTTAGTCAATCACACACTGATTCTGTAACAACACTTACAGTCGCAAGCACAACAGGTTTTGACGCAACTGGCAAAGTATATGTGGGTTCAGAGATTATTACTTACACTGCTGTAGGTTCTTCAACAACTCTTACGGGCTGTACTCGTGGCGCAGAAAGCACAACTGCAGCCGCACATGCAAGCGGTGTACAAGTAGCACAGTTTGACACAGGCGGTGAGCCTCGTTACGTAGTTAGAACATTAGATAATAATTATTTGTTGTACCCTTTTCCTGATAAAGTGTATACATTAAAATATGACTACTTTACATTTCCTACTGACATGGCTGCACATGACAGCACTACAAGTATACCTGACAGGTTTTCTCCTGTTATTGTAGATGGTGCAACTGCATACGTATATCAGTATCGTGGCGAGTCACAACAGTATGGTATTAACTTTGCTAGATTTGAACAAGGAATTAAAAACATGCAGACCCTTCTTGTTAATAAGTTTGAGTATGTTCGTTCTACATATATACCATACACAGGTAATTCTAGGGGTTCTAGCAACGTAAGGGCTAACTAATGGCTGAAACAGGAACTTTGCCCTTTGTCTGCGAAGGTGGATTGGTAGCTAACCGTTCTACCTTTATCATGCAACCGGGTCAGGCATTACAGCTAGAAAACTTTGAGCCAGACATTGAGGGTGGCTACAAGCGCATCCTTGGCTTTCAAAGGCATGTACGTCAGGTAGTACCCTATACTACTTCTAATAGTGAAGCAGTGCTTATGGTCACTACCTTTGCAAATAAAGTAGTAGCAGCACGTGGTGAGAAAATATGGAGTAGTGCATCTACTACTTTAGGAACAGACACTACAGCCGCAATAGCCGCTAACACAGCTATGACAGGTTCAGGAACTATTACTGTAGAGTCTACTTCAGGTTTTAGTTCTAGTGGCACACTGCAAATTAATGATGAACAGTTTACCTATACAGGTGTTACCTCTACCACATTTACAGGTGTAACAAGGGCGGTTAGTAGCACTACAGCAGCAGCACACACACAAAGCGGTGACACTAATATAACACCAGTATCGGAATCGTGGACAGCTAGAGACACAGGACGCACTAATGCAACAAAGTATTCTTTTGAACGCTTTAATTTTGATGGTAATGATAAACTAATTGTAGTGGATGGGGTAAATGACCCTACAGTATTTAACACTTCACTAGCCGCAACAGATGTTACAGCATCATCTGTAGAGGGTGCAAGTTTAGTAGCAGCATTTAGAGAACATATGTTCTACGCTGGTATGTCTAGCACTCCGCAAGAAGTAGTATTTAGTCAACCATTTGACGAAGATGCATTTAACAGTGGCAGTGGTGCTGGCAGCATTAAAGTTGATGACACAATTGTTGGCCTTAAAGTTTTCCGTGAAAATTTGTTTATCTTTTGCGAAAACAGAATATTTAAACTAACGGGTAGTTCTTCTAGTGATTTTGCAGTAGCCCCTGTTACACGTGACATTGGATGTATCAATGGCAAGACTATTCAGGAATTTGCTGGCGACCTTATCTTTCTTGGCCCTGATGGGCTGCGTACCGTTGCAGGTACAGCAAGAATTGGTGACGTGGAGTTGGGAACTATAAGTGCCAATGTACAGTCTATATTTGATGATAATATAATTAACGCTTCTGCCTTTGAGTCTGTAGTTATACCTAATAAAACACAGTACAGACTATTCTTTTCTAAACAAGGTGGTGCTGAAAGTAAAACAGAAGGTATTGTTTGTGTCTTAAAAAACCAAGCAAGCGGGCAACAAGGATACGAATTTTCTACCATTAAAGGTATGAAACCTGCAGCATCAGATACCTTTATTAAGACAGGTGATGTTCTTGTACTACACGGTGGATTTGACGGGTTTATCTACCGACAAGAACAAGGCACTACATTTGATGGCACAGCTATTAATGGTAGATATAGAAGCCCTGACTTGACTATGAATGACCCCGGCATTCGTAAACATATGCAAAGGGTTATTGTAAACTTTAAACCTGAATCAACAATTGATGCAGATTTGTTTGTACGTTATGACTATGAGGCGGCGGGTTCATCACGACCAGCAGCATACGCACTAGACTCTACAAACATTGCAGGTATTTATGGAACATCAACTTATGGTACACCAACATACGGTGGACCGTCACAGCCTCTAGTAAGACAGCCAGTGGAAGGTTCTGGATTTGCTGTAGCCTTGCGAGTAAACGATGGTGGAACCACTGCCCCATACTCACTTAAAGGTTTTCAATTAGAGTATCAGTTAGGAGAAAGACGCTAAATGGGTGCTACATATACAAGACAGTCATCCTATACTGACGGTGACGTAATTCAAGCAGCGGATACTAACAACGAATTTGACCAGTTGTTAGCTGCCTTCCAAGCCAGTACAGGACACACACATGATGGTACTGCCAATGAAGGTGGTCCTATTACTAAGCTACTGGGTCAGACACTTACATTTGGTGATGGCACAGCAGGTACAGATGTAACTATTACTTTTGATGGTGAGTCAAACGATGGTGTACTCAAGTGGATGGAAGACGAAGACTACTTTGAGTTTTCGGATGACATACTTGTAGCCAGCACAGAGAAGCTGCAGTTCCGTGACACAGCTATCTACATTAATTCAAGCACTGACGGTCAGCTTGACATTATAGCTGACACAGAAATACAGATAGCTGCCACCACTATTGACATTAATGGTAACGTAGATATATCAGGCACACTTACAATTGGTGGTGCTGGTATCTCTGAAGCAGAATTAGAAATACTTGATGGTGCAACAGTCACCACAGCCGAAATAAACATCATGGACGGTGACACAACTGCATCCTCTACTACTGTAGTAGATGCTGACCGTGTTGTATTTAATGATGCTGGAACTATGAAACAGGTGGCGGTCACAGACTTAGCTGCCTATTTTGATGACGAAATTACGGCAATGCCTAATCTTGTCACGACTGCTGCTACAACAGTTGGCGCACTTAACTCTGGTTCTATTACATCTGGCTTTGGCACTATTGACACTGGTTCGTCTACTATTACCACTACAGGTTTAATCACAGGTGGCTCTCTTGATATTGACGATGTACTTATTAACGGCACAACAATTGGTCACACAGATGATACAGACCTAATTACTTTATCAAATGGTGTAGTGACTGTAGCTGGCGAAGTGTCCATGACTACGTTAGATATTGGCGGCACTAATGTTACATCAACAGCAGCAGAACTTAACATCCTTGACGGTGTAACTTCAACTGCAACAGAGATAAACATTGTTGATGGTGATACCTCTGCTGGCACAACAGCAGTAGCAGGTGGCGATGGTATTGTAACTAATGACGCTGGCACTATGCGTCAGACTACAGTAGATACATTTGATACGTATCTTGCTGCCACAACTAAAACTCTTACAAATAAAAC